TCAACAGCTTTAATTTCTATGAAGTCTACTCAACTTAAAGTTAGTAGAAAATGGAATTCATTAATGATGGGTTTAAAACTACAAGGTAAAAATGGTTTGTTTACACCGCCAACTTATAGCCACATTTATGATCTATCTACCGTTCAAATGTCAAATGACAAAGGAACATGGTTTGGATGGGAAGTGGAAAAGATGGGTCCAGTTACAGATAAAGGAATCTATGACATGGCTAAGTCTTTTGCACAAAGTGTCGGCAAAGATCAAGTGCAGGTTAAACACGGATCAGAAGATACTAAAGACTCAACACCATACTAATTGAATCCTAGGAGTGGGCGTGGAAGCGAGAGTGGAAGCGCCCATTAAAAATTATGTTTGAAAAAATATTTAAAGGATTGGAACGTGCTCATGGTTGCACTAAAGTAAGTGCACCTGCTGAAAATGGTGTCAAATTAAAAGGACAATCATTTGTTGTACGTCAACCAGTGACTCCGGAACTGTGGAACATGCATTTAAATGGCACACAGAGTCTTGGTATCATACCAATTAATGAAGATAACAAATGTGTGTGGGGATGTGTAGACATAGATTCATACGCAGGTTTTGATCACAAAAAATTAATAGATAAAATAAAACAATTTAAACTGCCTTTGGCCGTGTGTAGGTCAAAGAGCGGAGGAGCCCATGTCTTTCTCTTCTCCGCACAACCGGTAGCAGCAGAAAGAATGAGAGATAAACTAACAGAAATAAAAACACTACTAGGATACGGCGGATCAGAAGTTTTTCCAAAACAAATTCAATTAAAATCAGCAGATGACACAGGTAATTTTTTAAACCTACCATACTTTGGTGGAGATCAAACTACACGTTATGCATTTAAACAAGATGGTGAAGCAGCAACTTTAGAAGAATTTTATAAAATATACGAAGAAATAAAACAATATGATTTAGATTTTGTAAAAATAGAAAGACCTAAATCTGAATACGACGATGCACCACCATGTATAGAACTTATGGCATTAAATAAAATACCAGAGGGTGGTAGAAATAATTCTATGTTTCATTTTGGTGTATATGCCAAAAAGAAATGGCCAGCAGAATGGAAAAGTAAGATGACATTGTTTAATGCAACAGCATCTACAACACCATTAAGTGAGTCCGAAGTAGAAATAATTAAACGTCAACATGATAAAAAAGATTGGGGTTACAAATGTAACGATACACCAATGTGTAATTTATGTGATAAAAAATTATGTAGAGAAAGAAAGTTTGGTATTGGTGAAGAGATAGTTTTTCCTGCACTAACTGACTTACAAAAAATTAAATTAGAAAAACCATATTACTATCTTAATGTAGATGGTGAACGACTACATTTAGAAAATGTAAAATTTTTAAAACAACAAAGTTTATTTCAGGAAGCGTGTATGGAACAGCTAGATTTTAAACCACCAACAGTAAAACCAAAAGATTGGGACATGATAATAAATCCACTGATGAAGAATCACGAACCAATAGATCCACCAGAAGGTGTAACTACGCAGGATCAATTACAAAATCATTTAGAAGAATATTGTTTAAATAGACAAGTATCAACAGATAAAAACGATCTTAAAAAAGGCGGTGTGTGGACTAACGAAGGTTATCACCATTTTGTTTTTGACAGATTTTATAATCAATTTTTAATTAGAAAACGTTGGGACATAAATTATCAACGTACAGCACAGATGTTAAAAGAAACATGTAACTGTGATGACAAACGTATAGGTAAAGAAAGAATTTCTGTATTTGTAGTTAAACAATTTGATAAAAAAGAAGACAACTATAATCAAAAAGAATTAAAACCAAAGGATATATTTTAATGAGTCAATTATCATTTTTTAAAGAACAACCAATAATAAAACAATTAGATAAAACACTTCTTAAACCTAAAAAATTAGAAGATGTTAATCCTATATTTCTTCCTAATAAATATATTATACATCCAACAAACGGGTGGCATTATTTTAAAACTTGTCAATTAATTCCTGAAGATAATAAATATAAACAAAAAATATGGCCTTTTATAAGTTACAAAACAGATAAAGATCAAACAAAAATATCTAGTGTACGTTGGGGTACAACGACAGGGTATCCTACAGTTAGTTTAGATAGAATTGATGGAAGAATATCTGTTCCTTATTTAATGCATGTCATAGTGGGTGAAGCATTTGTTCCTAAACCAAAATCAAATGAAAAATTAGAAGTTGCTCACATGTATGATGAAGATTGTTGTTATTTACCAGAATTTTTATTGTGGCAAACAAGAGGGGAAAATCAAAATGGCAAAAAAAGTCGTAAACCAAGCATAGATGTTGAATGGAGATCAATGTTAGCACAAGGATCAGTGAAAGAATGAGAACAATTGTATTAGGACCACCAGGCACAGGCAAGACTACAACTTTGTTAAACAAAGTAGATGATTATCTTAAACAAACAGATCCTGACAAAATAGGTTACTTTGCATTTACACAAAAAGCTGCACACGAAGCAAGAGATAGAGCAATTAAAAAATTTAATTTAACAGAAGATGATCTACCATATTTTAGAACACTACACTCACTAGCATTTAAAAAGTTAGGATTAAAAAGAGATCAAGTTATGCAACCCAGACATTACAAAGATTTAGGTAAGAAGTTAGGTTTTCCTGTAACGTATGCAGATTATCAAGAAGACCAGGGTGGTATTTTTACATCAGACAGTGAGTATTTACGTATTATACAGTTAGCACAGCTACGAAACATTACACCAGAACAACAGTTTGATTTACAAGAACACACACAAGATTTAGAAAGAGATCAACTTAGAATTATACATAACGAGTTAGCAAGATATAAAAAAGAATATAACTTAATAGATTTTAATGACATGATTTTAGAGTTTACAAAATCAGATAAGTCACCAAAGTTTGATGT